CTTTTTAGGTCCGACACAGATAAGGTTCTTTTTATCGAAAATACGCTTGGACTCGTGAGACGGTATGTTCCCATCTGCGTCTAGGGAAGAAACTAATTCTATGAGATCGTTCCAACCCTCCTTATTCTTGGCAAGGAGAGTGAACTGATCGAAAGCACAGCCTATGATGGGTTTGATACCATGCTTATTACAGGCTTGATAGAATGACACAGCGCCAGAGATAGACTTGTAATCGGTAATCCCGCAAGCCTTGTATCCGTTTTTGCTGCATTTCTTGGCGAGTTGGTCGGGCTTAGAGAAGCCCTTTAGCAAACTATAATGCGTATAGTTACAGATCGGTGCCCAGTCCATGATATCCTTTTCAATATTCAGTATTCAAATCAGCACATACTATTATAGCATGTGCTCGTCAATAATCCAGCACTAATTTATAAAAACTTCGGCAACTCTGCCTTGGTTGCCTTGATTCTGCTGCTGGAGCTTTAGTAGTTGCTGCAAGAGTACCGTGTCCCTTGCTCTGCCTTCCTCAAGGATGAGATCCAACTTGGCGTTGATCTTGTCCAAGTTGATTGGCTTGGGTTCAGGCGCTCTAGTGGGCTTCTGGTGTATTGATATAGTAAATCCCATGGTGATTGCCAGAAGCACCACTAAAGCACGAGAACAGTTTAGTATTTTTTTCGCTGACATTAACTCTCCTTGGCTAGACTTGAAAGCTGCTGCCACATCCGCAGGACTTAGTTGCGTTGGGGTTCTCAAATTTAAAGCCACGCTTAGAAATATCAGAATAATAATCCAAAGTGGTGCCTTCTAAGTAGAGAGCGCTCTTCTTATCTACAACAACATCTACTCCATGCTGATTAGACAGCGTATCTTTTTGGTCATCGTATTCGTGACCTACGGTGAGACTGTATTCAAAACCAGAACAGCCACCGCCTTTGACCCCAACCCTTAAATACTTTTCTTCAGTGTCTTCAAGGAATTTTTTGGCTTCGGCGGCTGCTGTCTCCGTAAGCTTTATTGTCACAGAATAACCTTTCCGTCTCCCTCAAGCAGATATCGTGGACGACCACCTTGGTCTGTCCTCTGGATTTCTTTGGGAATTCCGAAATGATCAAACAAGGTTGCGGCCACATCTAGTGGGCCAACCTTGCCTACCTTCGGGTAGTACGCCTTGTCCGCAGAACCAATCACTCTGCCGTGGTTATACTTACCCCCGGACATAAGCATGGGAGTAATGGATGGCCAGTGATCACGACCAGAGTTAGCGTTAAGTCTGGTCCTACCAAATTCTCCAGTAACTACAAGCAGGGTGTTGTCAGACATGCCGCTTTGGTGGATGTCTTTTACAAAGGCGGCAAGGGCCTTGTCAAGCGGGGGAACCTTTCCCTCTAATGCCTTCTTGATATTGCCGTGCATATCCCAACCGCCGTAGTGAATCGTAACAAACTTGGTGCCAAACTGAGAAAGTCTACGAGCCAGCAACATTTGGTCGCCAATGCCACCCTTGCCATACATTTCTCGCATAGCTTCAGGTTCTTTGTCAAGATCAAATGCCTCCTTCGCATTACCAAGGATAACATTGTATGCAGTATTGCCAATCTTGGCGAATGAATCTGCCTCTCTGGAGTAAACCCTATCCACTCTGTCTAAAGCTCCTAGCAATTCTTTTCTCTCCGAAAAGCGGATGACAGGAACTCTTGGTGTAAGGTTATCTTTATTGGATGGATCAAAAGGCTTATGCGCTCCGCCCAAGAACGTTGGCTGCTCACCCTCGATCTTGCCCTGCTTGACATAAGCTGGCATGCCGTTAGTGGGATGGTTAGAGCCAAACACAGAAGAGGCAATAGCTCCATGACCGGGATATTCAGAGTCAGCGGTGTTCTCCCTCTTGGGATTGCGGTGTCCCGTCATCATCCAGTGTGTGGCCTGTCTGTGAGAAGAGTCTCCGTGAGAGAAGGAATTTACGGCGGTAAGATGGTCTCCCTGCTTGATCAATTCTTTAAACAAACCACCAAAAGCAAGTCCGTTATTATGCGTTACTGATCCCGTGACCGGCATGTGTGTGTCTGGGACTGTGTCAGTAGGAGCATGGAAGGTCTCGAACTGTGTCGGACCTCCGCCCAACCAAACCCACACTACGGATTTTTGGCTCGGGATAATGAATTCTTCTTCTGCGAAGGCTTCGTCAGAGAACGGAAGAACCCCCAGTCCAGCGCCAAGACCACCAACCCTCAAAAAATCACGCCTATTAAAATCTAAATCCAGCATAACTCCCTCCTTAAAAACCCGTTGACGTTGTTAACCCGGAGCGTTATAGTATCCAATACTAAAGCCCTTCTTTGTACATTCTTGAACTGTCTTGTCCATGCCGTGCTCTTTGAGGTGCTCCTCTATATATATACACATGTTCTTGTCTGTTCCCGGCCAATTATTTTTAAAATAATGGCACAGCTTGGTGCATTTCCAGTGGCTCCTATCATAGGAGAGTGGTCTGGGAGAGTTGTTAGCCTTGATAGACTCGAATGTTTTTCTAAGCATCTCTAAGAAGTCTGCTTCGTCTTTCTTGTCAAAGCACATTGAGAACGGCCCACCGTCCTTTATATAGAAGATAGACATTATTGACTGATCATATTTAGGAAAAGTCTTGGATATGGCATAATTATACAAAAGTAGCTGGGGATCTACCTGTAACTTTTCATAAGTCTTCTCCTGCCCAGTTACCCAGTCCAGCCGCCTTCCCGTTTTCCAGTCCACCACCTCAATTATACCATTATCTGTCTCAGTTACAAGGTCTATAGTCCCTTTTATGGCAAGATTTCCAGAAATTTTTTCCCCGTTGGGCATCTCATATTCATATTTTGCCCACTCCTCCTCTATTTCGATATCAAAATGAGGCTCAGAAGCAACGACGTTCCTGTTTCTTGGGTCAAATTGACCTTCATTATATTGGAGAGCGTCCCAAGTTAAATTCAGACATGTAGCCCTATCGCTCTTTGAGAATTTATTTTTGGACTTACTGGTATAATAATCAAAACTTCTATCAGAAAATCCAGCTACACAAAAGTCCTCCATGAACTGGTCAATGTGAACCTTAACCTCTCCCAAGGCGTCATCCTCTATCTTGAGGTATTTTCTTTTGGGGTTGTCCTGTGCAAACTTTTTGAGGGAGGCAAGAACTTCCATGGTTTTGTGGACTATGGTTCCAAGCTCTGCCTTCTTGCCGCTATCCGTCTGGTATCCCAGAACATATGTTAGAAAATATTGCATCTGGCAGAAGGAGTAATTATTATAGCTGGAACTTCTTATATATGTGACTAACATAGGTTATCCTAGAAAGAAAGATGAACAAGATTTACCAAAATCTCGCAGAGAATTGTCCAAAGAACCAGTGTTGTGTACTACAGCATCAAAATTATTCCAGTCAAAATTGTCTTCATCTAAGCAGCATTCGCTGGAGTGGGAATCTTCTTTAGTATCGCGGGCCAATCTGACAACCTTGCCCCCAACATCTTGAATAGCTTTAACCTCGTTGGGAAATCTCACGTCTGGAACTATTGCCAGTTCCGATTGTTCTGACAGTATTCTGTTGATGGTATGATTCACATGTACTGGCTCATACATTCGACGCATGATGTCCGTACCAAAGTATTGCATAAACTCTCTGGCTGTCATGTTAGGGCTTCTATTGGCTCCAGCATTTACCATCCAGCGGGAGTCTGATGTAGATGGCATGTCCTTCCATAGCATGTGTGTTTCTGTATTTTTCTGCTCGTCTGTACCATAAACCTGTTCTGGTGTAAGACCAAAGAATTCAACACAAATGCTTTTTAAACCACCAGCAAAACTATACATTTTTACATGGGGCCACAGGTGGTGGTGTGCATACTCAACAAATTGTGTGTCGTTTCTGTTTGTGTCAAATATCCCCCACCCGGATGTTCCATCTTGGGAGGAGGTTAGAACTGATAGGTGACCGCCCTCTATAATAGAAAAATCTTGTACCATATCTAATCCACGGAGAATGGTTCCCTGAATATAATTGGCCATCGTGTTTTTTCCTGACTGTTTCTTTCCTGATATTCCTAGTATCTTGAACATTAAAATCTATCCTTTACTTGCGATAATATGTCTGAATTAATCTGATCTACTGACATCTCGCCTATATCCTTATGAGACATGATTGGAAAAATTAGCTTAAACATTCTTCCTAATTGTCTTTGTATCTCTGTTTTGGATTCCCTGCCAGCCTGATCGTTGTCAGTGAGGATAACTAAGGTAGTAAGTCCACTTTGCAGTAGCTTGTTTTTCTGTTGAACAGTTAATGATTTGCCAAAAATGCTTACAGCGTTGTGTACACCGGCCTCAAATAGTTTCCATACATCTCCTTGTCCCTCGGTAATGAACAGGCAGGATTTTTCAGAAGCTGTGGGAATTGCCCTATGGTAATTGTATAAAAAATATCGCTTGTCAAAACCCTTGGTGAATAAAAACTTAGGTTTTCGATACTCCTTGACAGACCTTCCGATATAGGCCACAATATCAGAACCGACATCGTTGTGAATGGGAACAACTGCCCTCTGATACATTGGAGATTGCCTGTCTGTACAGTCGCCTATGCCAAAGTTGAGTAGCGTGTCTTCCTTGAATCCTCTACCTGTAAAATATTCAGATGGATGTATTAAGTTACGCCCTTTCTTTATTATAGGCGTAGCGGAGCCTGAATGCTGGACAGAACTGTGAGAAAATATATCGACCAGCTTAACAAATTCGTCAGGCTCAACACTTTTGGTTACTGTAATACTATTACGATCTATGTTTAAAATCCTACACGCCCACGCTAATGCATCTTTAAAAGCCTTGTCACTTCCGCTTTTACTTGACAGGATGCCTTGGATCAGGCCAAAAATATCATTCCCATGCTCTTCTTGACAATCCCTAGTCCAGCATCTCCATATCTGCTTATCTACTGATAAAGAAAATGCACGCTGATTGTCGCTGCCCTCGTGTATGGGACAGGTAGAATATATATTGTCTCCCAGCATCTCGTACTCCATGTCTAGATTGTTGAGTACCAACTCTATATCACGGAAGAGCATCGACTTTATTTTCTTCAAGTTCATCATTTGCAATATCTTCTAGACCGGAACTATCAATTAATCCAGTATCCCCATCGGGCTGTTTTCGCAGTTCGTTTCTGGTTCTCAATTCGTTTAATTTGGCATATTCTCCCAGCATGTCCATGTTGATATAATCGCCATCATCTAGACCGGCCCCGTGCCTTGCTACGACAGGAACCAGCTTTCTGTTTCCAGCACTGGGGCCATCTTCTGCCAGTTCTTCTGGAGACTTCTTCTTAAATATACTAAAGGACGTACAAAGCCAGATCAATCTATCAGATCCGCTTACTGTATCTGTACTTTCTTTGGTAATACCGTCTCTGTTAAGTTGAACAAAGGCTAGACATGGGAAATCATATTTAACACACAGGTTGTGAAGGGCGGTGATTTGAAAACCCAAGGCTTGATATTCCTGTACGTTGTAGGTGATAGAATCAGAGGACATGAGCTTCAGGTAATCATATACGACTACACAATCATTGGTATTACCATTCTCGTCTGTGCCCACCTCTTGCATCAACCATCTTTTGATGAGATTAACTATCTGCTCAAAAGGCTTACCGGCCACAGAAGTATAGCTATATGGTATTGACTCTACCTTGTTGACAGCTTCCTCTATCTTTGCTAGCTTGTCGTCATCGTCTGCAAATTGACCTGTTGCTATTTCATTTATAGGCACTCCGCTCATGTTGGCCAAGATGCGATTCAGGTGGTCCTCTTTGGACATCTCAGTGTCCAGCATTAATACAGGTATGCCTTCAGAAGCGATGTGGACAGCTACATTGTCTGCAAACACACTCTTCCCCACCTTGGGTCTAGCAGAAACCAGATCTACACACTTTCTCCGAAGACCTCCTCCAATTGACGCATCGAATCTAGGAAACCCAGTAGATATTCCAACGATATCACATTTATTTTCCTTTAAAAACTCAACGTACTCGTGGATATCGGAGCCAATTTTTTCCGGCTTTTCTCCACCATCATCTTCTCGCAAAAAATCAACAAGAGGATTTTCTACTATGGCAAGTATTTCATCTACAGATTCGGAACCATTGACTCCATCTATATCCTTCCCAATTTTATTGGTTAGCGATCTAATACGCCTAGCCATCTCAAACTTTTTTATCTGAACCGCAAAGCTGCTGACGTTTTCCCGCTTAACAGGAAAATCGAAAAGAGACTTGATATACTGAAGCTCTTGTTGGCTGTTGATGGTTTCAGAAAAATTTAGCTGGGAGGCTGCTGAGAGTATGGAAGGAACATCAACCTCTGATCCACCTTCCAGAATTCTTGATACACACTTGTACAGAATTTGATTGTTAGAGTGGGCAAAGGTGTTGTGATCAATAACGTCAGATATTTCAACATACGCATCAAGGCCGAAGTTAAACAAGCCAGCCAGTACGGCCCGCTCAGCCCCAATGTCAGACAAATGGGAGTTCATTCCGCTTTACCTTCCGACGCAACGGTTGCATCTATGATATACGCCGCTTAGGTATCTGGGGTCAGCCTTGAATTCTTTACCACAGATATGGCACTCGACTGTTGTCTTTTTGGGTTTCTTTCTCAGCCTAGGAGTTCTTTCTCCATCTGGGGTTTCTACATCTTTAAATTCTCCAGTATCAACCCATTCATTTTTTTTGCCAGCCTTCACCTTTGTTCTCCCTGTATTAGTTGTTCTAGTTCTGTTATCAACCACGAAGTCTTCATTGACCGTGGGTGTGTCTTCTTGTTTGTCTACTGTATTTTCATTTTCCAATAGCCTTTTAAAGTTATCCCTTTGTTCTTGGTCAAGAGACGAGAAGAATTCTTCCATAGCACTCATAATCTTTTTCCCTTTTCGAGCAGTATATCGCCTTTTCTTTTGAGTTCGTAAACCTTACCTTCAAGTGACTGAAGCCTAGCTTCGGCAATGCCTCTCATCTGGTCACACTTAGCAGCATAGCTATTCTCTCTTATTATACTCTGCCTTTTAACTTCGTGCTTAGTGTATTGGTCAAATCTGTGCAGATTTCCAACTACTATTTTTTCTATCTGGTCATTGCACCAGTCTAGCACTACTTTGTTTTTGTTGATTTCATCTTGTACGTAAGATGAGTAACCATAGAGAACGTATGCATGATCGAAAAGCTCTTGCTGGGCTAGGGCTTGTATCCTTTCTTGAGGCATGTTGGCTGTATCCAAAAATTCTTCTCTGAATGCAGAGAACCTAACGTTGGACAAGTCTAGGTAGTTGTCTATCTGTTCTATATGTTTAGCTAGGCGTTCAGACGCCGTTAATTGAGTTTCGCCATTCATTATCGCTATCCGAGTATTTGAGAACTATCAATTTAATGTTATTCAATTCGCACCAATTAGCCTTGTCATCATCCCTGTTCATTGCCAAGAGATAGTCGGTCATATGCTTGTGGAAGAATGGGGTGAACTCGTAATGCTGCTTACCATGTACTTCTATCCCAACCTTGATAACAGGAATGAAGAAGTCCAGATACAGAACAGACTTTCTGTAAGGTAAGGTGCTTCCGGGCAACTTGACTTCTTCAAGTATCCTGTAGCTGCCCCCGTATCTTTCTTTGAGTATTCTTCTGGCTCGTAAGTGGTGTTTAGATTTTTTTCTGGTGTCATCTGCATATATATCGTACCTGTTCAAATTCCAAGTATATTCTCTTCCACTAAATCCTATCGCCTTCACTGAATAAGTCCTTAATTCTACTGTAAACAAAGTCGCACACTTTTGGGTTTGCCACAAGAAAGTCTGACAAATTGTTTACGCCTTGAAACTTGAAAAACTTTTCTATCTCTTCTTCTGAGTCGGGGACGCCGTTGTCTTTCAGAACTTCTGCTATTGCCGGATGGTCTTTTTCTTCTAATGCACAGGCTATAGTGTACCAAGCTCCAGCGCTTTTGATAAGCCTGAACTCGCAAGCTATCTGTACAACTTCTTGGGTTTCGTCCACCCCAATGCCATACCTTATCCAACCTTCTGCCGTTGAATTAGGTCTTCCGCCAACATTAGATGTCAATACTTTCCAGTTGGCAATCTGCCCCACATGAGGCCCAGTTTCTTTTGGTATCTGCCATCTACCTCTGTGGGTAATTGCGATGTTTGTTCCAGCTTGATACTGAATCATGTTGCCGCCATCCGTCATCTTGGCCGGTGCCCATCTACTTCCACCCGTGTTGGCAATATTATGCAGGATGAACAAAGCGACGGTTTTATTCTTTGTTACCTGACCACCAATCCTCTTAAGGAACATGGAAAGAAGTCGCGGCAGAGCATTTCTAACACCAGTTCTGATAAGTCCCTCAAGCTCATCTTTAGGAACCATGCTGGACACCGAGTCAACAATAATAACACACTCAGGATCGTTGTTGATATAATATTCAATTATGTTTAGGTAGTCCTCCGCCGACAGAACTCTGTCGTCGGTGGATTCAACCACTATGATATTCTCTATGTCGAGAGACTGGATACCCTCAAAGTTTTGAATGGCCAGTCTACCCTCGGTGTTTACGTAGATTACTTTCTTGCCTATCTTTTGACATTTAGCAGCAAAATGTAAAGCGGTGGTAGTTTTCCCCGTCTTGGGGTCTCCAGACATGACTACGCAACTGCCCTCTCGAATACCACCACCGAGTGCGATGTCTAACGCTGGGGATATGCTAAGAACGCCAAGGCTAGTTAGATTATCTAGGACTTCACTTCCCGGTCTTACTACATCTCCGTAGGTAGAAATAACTGTATTGCTAACGGGATCATTTGCAAATTTATTCACCTTCTTTTTTGCCATCTAACTCTCTCAATTTTTGTAGCCTAGATTTTTTACCATAACTTCTCGACTTGCGAGAAACCGAGTTTTCCTTTACATCTATTGTAGTTGAATTCTGCACTTGATGCTCTATGATTTTTTGGTATTTCTTTATAATGGTCTCAAGAGGTGGAAACCGAAGCGAATACATGCGTCTACATTCCGGGGAGTGAATAGCCTTGACAACCGCAGCCTCTGGGTATTTTTTTATGAGGCGGTTGGCAAGAACTACTTGGTACTGGTACGTCTTACGCCACTTCGCCGTGTTCCAAAACTTGTGTGCTTGAGTGCCGACATTCTCTTTTTCAGCAACCCTGCTACACACTATCTCAGCGACATATTGTGCGCAGGTACAATACTCTCCTGTAGAGGGAGACTTGTATCGACTTAGGTCAGTTTGTTTTGTGGGCATGATTGTGTATTATAGCTTCTTCAAAGCAATTGTCAAGTGTTTCTTCAGACTTTTCTTCTGCTTCAAGTTCTGGAACGAGCCATCTTGTTTTATAAACCACTCCATCCTGTAGAGTACCTATTGTGTAATAGTTGCGAGTGTTTCCTCCGAACTCTCCCATGACAGATCTAACCAAATACACAGCCTCAGCGTCTGAGGTATCAACTTCTATTACGTGAGACCTGTACTGAAGCTTGATAGTACAGACAGAAAGGCTTTCGCTTTCACATTTTTCTTGCAGGGAAAGCCAAACGCTATAGTCCTTGAAGAATATTTCTACACCGTCAGACAGGACCGCCCTCACCCAGATAGCTTCCTTATCTTTCCTGTACTCTAGAAGCCATTCCTTACGGCTTGTCGTGTACTGAGTCATTTCTGGTCCTCGTAACGCATTCGGTGGTACGCCGCCCCGTGGCTGGCTTTCTGGTTTTGGTTTTTCTTTCGTCTGCCCTTGAGGAAGCACCCTCTGTCATGGTTACGATACCTTCCCTTCTTGACATCAAGCTCCCACTGGTGATTGTTTTCGGAGGTTCTGCGCCAACAAGCTCATCTACCTGTCTTTGCACGGTAACCAAAGGGCGGTCTAGCTCTTTAGCAATTTCGCTCACTTCTTTTTCCTTATAGTGCGATGTAACATAAAAAATCTCTGCTGTGCCTAGTGGTCCCTTTTTAGTCATTGATAAAACTCCTTTGCGCCCTTGTCATATAGAGCATGTTTCTAGTTTTCAAGAACATCATGTAAAAATTGAAAGTCTCTGCTTGCACCTTTTGCAGCTTGGTCTCGACGTAGTCCTCTCTGTGGCTATGCATTCCCCAAGGATCATATGGAGCACTTTGGTATGTCCTTATGTAGTGATGCTCATATCTTCCTGACCTGCTTGTGGTTTTTATAACCTTGGCATAGCTTTTTTCCTTTTTGTTAATTACAGGTTCACCAGTTCGATCAAACAGTCTCTCTACGACATGTGAATCGCTATGGCCCTGTTCCGCATCATCTACGTACTTCATTTTTGGCCTTCCGTTATGTATTTTTGTTTTTGAGAGGTGGTCATTTTGTTAATTTCTCTAGACGTGACCTTGTTGCTATCAGTGTTTGTTAGCTTTTCTTTTGCCTTATCATCTAGCTCCGACCTTTGATAGTGACCCATATCCTTTCTGTTTCTGTCGGCAAGTTGACCCACAGTGTTGGCGTTGCTGACAAACACGTAAGCTCCACCATATAATACTCTTTGAAGGGCATGTTTGCCACACTCTGGACACTTTTTTTTTGGTTTATCTTTCATAGATTGTTTGACATCGTTCCATTCGTGGCTACAATTGCTACATATATAGTCGTAAAGCATTTATCCTGTCCAAAACAAAAGGTAAAATAATAAACAGACTTGAAAAATAAACATCCCAGACACAATTGATAGCCCCCACTTCCTGTTGTGAAGAAATATCTTTCGGACTACGAATAGTGCAGTAAGTGTCCCAAACACTTTACAAATGGTAAAGAAGGACATGTCACCGCTTAGTTCAATCATTTTGACAACTATTGGGTTTTTTTCTTGACTCCTGAGAGTGTCCATACAAGCCGGATCTAAAAATCGTAGGGCCAAAAATAAATCCAGAGCGGAAATAATTCCGATCATAGACCACATGGCATAAAACAGTATGCGGCACACCTTGTCCATGATAACCCTTACTGTTCAAGTGCGGCAAGTATAGCTCCAACTATGGAATGCCTTTGTATGTCGATATAGTCAAGTTCTACAACCCCGACCCCAGAGATTCTATCCAGCTTGTCGATACAAGATTGGAGTCCGCTCCTGTTACTTATATCTGTTTGTTTTACATCTCCATTTATGATGACCTTAGAGTCTTCTCCCATCCTTGTGATAAACATTTTTATTTGATCGAGTGTGCAGTTTTGCGCCTCGTCTAATATCATGCATGATTGATGAAAAGTGGCTCCTCTCATGGTCTCCAGCGGCTCGTATCTTATCTTGCCTTGGTTAAGAAGCGCCCCATAGTAAGATTGACTAAGGAAGAACTTCAAATTCTCTTCCATAGGCATAAGGTAAGGCTTTATCTTGTCATTCACATCTCCCGGCATTGAACCGATATCAGTGCCTGCACACACCAAGGGCCTTGTTACTATTATCTGCTCGATTTTTTTCTTGTGAAGATGTTCCGCTGCTATCCCAGCAGCTACAAATGATTTTCCTGTACCAGCAGGGCCTATGCATATAGTAACGTCATTATCTATAATAGATCTGACGTATGACCTTTGGTTATTAGTTTTTGCCTCAAGGGAATTAAGTTTATGCTGTGGGCTTTTTCTGTGTCTTTTTCTTTGCATATATAGGGACACCTTTACTCTCCCGTGCTGCCAAAGCCTCCAGATCCACGACGAGTGCTAGTAAGATCCGTGGTTTCGACAAGACTGAATGAAGGAACAGGTTGAAACAATATTTGAGCGATCCTATCTCCTTTTGCAATTTCAACCCTCGGGGTACTCCAAACAGAACCAGAGTTAAAAAGGCAAACTTTTACTTCTCCTCGATACCCCGCATCTACCACCCCGGCAAATACGTCTACCCCTTGTTTTACAGCCAAGCCAGACCTAGGCCAGATTAACCCAACCGTTCCGTGTGGTATTTCTACAGAAATCCCGGTGCTAATAAGCCTTTGCGTGTTCGGATTGATGATAACGTCCTCGTCAGAGTAAATGTCCCATCCCGCATCGCTTTCATTGGCCCTAGTGGGAATTTGAGCCGACTCAGTTAGTTTCTTAATCTTAATGGTTGATTGCATTTTTTATTAATCCTTCTTCTCTGGCACACACTTTCCATCCTTCTCTACGTATCCCGGCTTGCAATTCGGTGGATATCCTGCGTCTTTATCGGCTTTGTTTTCTTGCAAGAGCCTGTCTGCTTCTTGAATAAGGTCGTTAATTGGTTCAGACATAGTTTCTCCTTTTAGTTCTTTAACAAACACTAACGTTCTACCGTTCTTTTTAAACACCCCTCTTCTATCATAGTAATGAAGCTCGCGTGTTATGGGGTCTTTGTACACGAACATGTTTTTAGAAGACTTCCCTTTGTTTGTCCACTGGCTGTGACAGAAGGCCGATCTTTGTTTTTGATTCGGGAAGCTATTTTGTGACTCATCACTAGACATGCATCTAGAAATAAAATCGTTCTGGCTTTCTCCTTTTCTTGGCGAAGGCATAGTGTCTCTCTCCTAGATTAGTTCACACGAATTTCCAGAGCAAGCCCACTCCTGCTCTGGTTCAACGTTGTCTTCTTCTTCTATAACTTCTGTATAGTCTATTGATTTATATTCTCTTTTAAGATCTACCCACTCTTTCCAATTATATACATCCTTCATGCAGTAGGTTAGCTTTCTCACGTCTCCCCCGAAATATCTGTCTGCAAATTTCTTGCATCTTGCTATCCATGTTTTCTTGGCTGCTCCTCTGGTTGTTGCACCCAAACCAAGCAGAGAATCACATGCCGCCCATAGATTGTCTTCCCATAAATCTAAAGCTACTTCAATGAGGCCGCTGACAAACAGAGAGGCATCTCCATAGTGGCTTACTTGCTCAGTGGGTAAATAGATGGCTGTAAACGGGGCTTGCGGATAGTCTTTATCTCCAGTAATGGGGAGTAGTGATACTCCACAAAAAAAGTGTCTGTGTTTGTAAATAAAGTTCTCCACTTCGTCCCACTCGTTTGGCTTGACATTGATAGTATTTGATACATTATGTGTCAGCCATGGTTTGGAACAAAGCTTTTTGTTAGTACCGTGAACAACCCAGTTTTTCTGTGTGGATTTAACATAACTTAGCATGTCCAAGGCACCAAGCTGATTCTTTGTTTTAGATCCGGGGGCTACCTCAATACAAAAAGATATAACTTCATCACTGTCATTGGCCGACCACACAGACTCTTCGCAAGATCGTGGGTTAATAGTTTTTAGGTATTGGTAGATGGGTTCCCTTTTGTTGGCCTGCACCCGCCTTATATATCTCTTGGCATGATGAGGGTGGATGCCACTACTCGTACCAAGAACGCATGAAGTGGTGCCTTCCGGCTTAATACAAGTAGTTCTTGCGGCTGGATTAACTCCAATCTTTTTGGCAAACTCCTTGTTAACTTCTTTAACTACCTTGGCTCCACACTGTTGAACCTCTGGATCTAAACATATATCAGGGGAATCCATAATGCCAGTCATGGAAACTCCCAATAAAGCTTCCTTGGCTATAATCCTTTCGCTAACTTCTCCAAGATAGGGAAAGGTATTGAAACCTGCTTGCAGTGTCCCGATAATGGCAGCAGCTTTACAGGACTCATAGAATTCGTCTGGTGATTCCAATTTAGAGCAATTGATTGTGCTCAAGTTGCAGGCTTGCCAGCCGGTTTGTCCTGTTTCTTCGTCCACTGGGTATAAGCCGATTTCCACGCAAGGATTAACAACAAGCTCTTTAGAGTCCGACCAAACAAATCCCGGCTCACCAAATTCTCGTACAGACTTCATCAATTGTGAAAATCGTTCTGGACTGGTCTTATCTCTCAGTAGCAAGGCTGAGTTGTTGGAACGTCCACGCTGGGGATTATCATGGAACCAATTGCCGGTCTTGGCTTCTGCCATTTCTATGTCGGTAGGAGAAAATAAACAGATGGTTGCGCTACGCCTAACGCCACCGCTGATTACAGCGTCTGCGCTATGCATCACAATATCATAAGCCTCTATAGGGGTAAGCCTGTGTATTTGATCAGAGGCAAATTCGACATTTCTTAGAGCCTTATCCAAGACCTTTCTGATATTTGAAAGGGCTTTTTTTAAAGGCTCTGGGCCGGGAGCTTTGCCAGAGCTAGAGCTAAGGTAAGATCCGGCAGGTCGTATTTTGGAGAAGTCAAAGCTTACAGATTTTCCTACATATTCGGGAAACAATTCCTCTTGTTGGAAATAGCTAGAAACAAGAACTCCTACAGCATCAGACCAACCCTCTATGCTATCCGGTATAACAAACTTTTTAGTGCCGTGTCTTACTCGTACAAGGTGGGGAAGCTTGGCTATGTGATGCTTCTGCACAGAAAAACCTGCTCCACACCCGCACAGAAGAAGATACATACACTCCTGAAAGAACCTGAGCCTGTCTGCATAGGACGCAATGCAATTATACATACGAGCATTGTGTTTAAAGATGGGGCTGCCGCCGAACTGTAAAGCCCTCTGTGACCCCAGTACCCTCTTCTTATACACAAGTTCATACGCCCAAGCTATTTCTCCATTAACTTCAGGATACTTCTCATACATCATATCCTTTACTCGGTCAACTGACTCTTTCCAAGTTTCTCTTCTTTTCTTTTCTGGAATCCATCGTGCATATTTAGAAACAAAGCTGTAGCTCATAAGAGATTTGATTGACATTTATTCCGTATCCATTTTCAGAACGTCCTTGATATATATATATAAAAAGCCACGACCTAGTGGCCGTGGCGGACAGGTTTCTAATTACTGTCGTGTCGTGAGAATGTGGCTATACTTCATTGTTTTTTTCAAATAGGTCATCAAGTAGTCTTCTGGCTATCCAGCTAATTACAGTGCCTAGAAAGATTTGGACAACAAACGGCACAATCCATACTACGGGGAAGTAGCTCTTTACATCATCTTCGCTTAAGCTGTCCTTAATGTACAGCTTGCACTCCTTTGCAAGCTCTCTTTTGTATTTCTTGGGGTCTGCCCCTGCGGGGACTTTGAACCTGTTGAAGTCAGCGAATCCTCCGCTTACTATTCTAGTCCATTCCTCGCCAAGTTGCAAACATTTCTCTGCAATTTTCTGATCTTTCTTCTTTTTATATTTAGAACCTATTTCTTGTCGTATTTTTGAGAAATGCATCTATCCTTGGTCCTCTTCGTAGTCAAAAGACTTGTCTGGGAAGTTGTCAAGCTTTACGACACCCCCAGATTCCCCTAGAGAAATGCCTAACACATCAATCTTGATAGTAAATATTTTCTTAACAGAAATCTGTGGTTTCTCGTCTACGAAATCTATATCTATCAAGCCATGTTCTGGGGATGATATTTTTACTACCATCGGGAGGTCTGACTTTAGCAAATACTCTCCTGCTCGATACCCCTTCTTTGAAAAAAGACTGTTGAGAACATCATAAGCCTTGCCGAGTTCTTGCATTGATACAGTATGCCCTCTCTTTCTGTCCAGATGGACTACTATTTTTTTTTTACAGCTACATTTGCTGTGTACGTTTTTACAGTCACAGTATGTTTCATCAGTGTCGCATCGACATCTCCACTGGCGCGAAGAAGCAGCACCTTCTCCATGATAGGGACAGGGAGTTGTGTGTCCATCTCCGTGAGTGATAATGCCGGTCCCTTTGCAGGCACACTTTTCAGGGTCAGGGTCTGGTTGTGGTTCTGGGTCTGGCGGCACGTCTTTTTTGATTTCGTTTACAATAAACGCAACATAGCCTTCATTGCGAGCATGATCGAACCCAGTCTCTTGTTTTGGCTCTTGCTGACTATAACAACCTAGCACCAGAAGCAGCGATACAACAATTGCAAAGTGTCTCATTATATGATCCTCGTATCAAGCTTTCTGGGTTTGAATCCTTCGTATCCACTGAAAGCCCAGCAGTCTCCTACCTTGAGCATGCTTCGTTCTACCTCGTCTGCGTCGATCCAAAAAGATCCGTCTGGTTGATCATTACGCTTCGGACCAGCGTTCCAAACCCCCCAAGAATTCATGCACAGAACTCCGGGCCTCTTGTATTTGTCATCAACTCCGAGTAAGCACATCTGGTGTGCCCATTCGCCTTTGGGTTTAGCAAAACCTTCTGAATCTCTTCGGGAACTGAAGCCTTGATTGCTGGATACAGTAATAGCATAACCATTAGCAAGGAGGTCTCTAGCCTGCTCATAGGAATCAACTCTTGAAACTGTGAGTATAGGATGTTGCTTAGAGATTTTCAACAGGCTTTTAGGAACTCCACCTGATGGCATACCCCAGCTTCTAGCTTTAGAACCGCTATATTCTCTTAGGTCAACATTGCCATATTTACCACGAGGCACTGCCCCATATTCGTTGCAGTATCTAGCACCCCATACGCCGTAAGCGCCGTCTCCTTTGACACTCCCCCCGCCTATCTGCACTCTACACCCTCCATATATATCCTCAGTGGCAGTTTCTGCTACCCATTCCTCACGTTCATTGTTAACAACAATATCTACACATTTGGAAGCATCTACCGCATAAGCTGCCCCCTGAGCTACGCAATCTCCTACAGTTTGAATCCTGATAGGAACTTTACCTGCTACTTCTTTAATATAACTATACAATAAGCAGACTTTATTCCTTCCTGAATCTTTCATCGGACCCCAAGAGTCTTGAAACACGGGGTGTGGCAAAGAATTCATTGCTGCTTCTACTGCATGTGGATCTTTTATCCACCCACCAAGGTGTGATAAATCAGCCATCTATCTAGTCGCCTCCGCTAAAGATTCAAAGACGCCTTGAAACCACTCTCTTGCTTCTTGGGTGTCCAGCTTTCTAGACTCATCGTATCCAACCACAACTAGGTAGTCAGATACAGACTGGGTAAAGTCAGGATAAGATTCTCTGTTCCAGCCATAGCTTGTTTGTGCCCTCCCAAGAATGGGGTCAAACTGGCTGGTGTCTTCAAGAGATACAGAGTTATTTAGATATTCAGCGCTGCCTGAGAAAAGTTTGTAGATTATTACTTTGTCTTCTTCGCTCTCTATTTTAACAAACTCTTCATGCACCTTGCTTAACGCGGCAGCAATCGCTTTCGCTTTGATTTCCTCTTCGTTGTCTGGTTCCGGTTCCGGTTCGTCGGAGTTGTTGTCAACTACTTCTTGAGAGTGAAACAACGAAATGGCATGTTCTGACACAGACGCAGTACCAAGAACAAGAACAAGCGACCAAGGAATTATGGTAGCTAAACCAAACTTCATTTCCGTAAGGCTTTTTTTGGCCATATAACTTTCCCCTTATGTTAATTACTCCGCAGGTGGTGCAGGAGGCGGAGGAATGACTTCATCTGCCATGTGGTTATTCTTGGCCCATTGGACCGCTGCGTTTAGCAGAATAGTCACGATGGGAATAGCAACAGCGCCAGTCAGGCCAAGATCTAACGACATTAGGTTAGACCCAAGGAAGGTGAGGCCAGCGGCCAGTCCTACCATGAAACCGTTCCAGCCCAGCTTCTTAAAATCGTGAACGTTCAGTGAAAATGCTTTGGAATTATCCATTGTTTACCTCTCTTATTGTGATTTCAGATACACTTACTAAAAAGCCTCCTTGCTCGTCACCGTTGAGCTTATAGGGAAAGCCCAGCATCCTTACCCTCTTGTCGTCAAATGTTTTAACTTCTCTTTGGAATTTTCTGCTCAGATCAAGACAAGATTGAAAATCCATAAAAAGCTCTTCCCTATCTTCTTCGTGGACATAGGCAAGCCAGTCATAACCTTCTACATCGGGAAGATGTTGCCCGGTTAGCTCATAAAATGGTTCATTAGTCCAAACTGCCTTTCCTTTGCTGTCGGTTTCAAATAAGGCTGTTGAATTGTAGTGTAGAGAAGCCTTGGTTCTTTGTTCAATAATTTTTTGTCCGTGTTCTATCCTATCACAGGATTCCCCAAGTTTGCAAACAACGTCTTTGAGGCTACCGCCACCATTAGTGGTGATCTCCTGTTTAATCGTTTCTACTGAACTGGCTAGATCTTCGTGTTTATTTATGAATTTCATGGTGGGCTTGACAACCCTGAAGATAATCCAAGAGACTAACCCGCCAGCAAAACTTAGCAGAGTCGTGATGATTATTACTGTATCTACCTCCATTGAACCCCCCCCCCCTTGCTAAAAAAAGGGTTGCCCCCGAAGGGGCAACCTGTTAGAACGGGGATGGCTTAGGATTCGTAGGTATCCCTAGGCTTGTAAGCGTCTTGAACTGGATTCTTGGCACCAGTTCTGTAGGTGAGTTCACCCGGAACGTTACGAGTTGGACGAACTCCTGCATCAGTAGCAGAAGAAGTCCCGTCACCGGCAGCAGGATCAATATAAGTATTGGCACCGCCACGGTTGGCAGTGTGCTGTACCCAACTAGGATGAACACCACTGCTTGGAAGTGCTAGTATATTGTAGCTGCCACCTGTACCCAAGCGACGGTCAGCGACAAAGGCTTCTTTGCCAACAAAGTTTCTGCCGTTGCCTTCAGAGCCAGTGCTATTGAGGCCCACGGTCTGAGCAGAATTATTCACTCTGCCTGCTGATGTGGTGCCAGCATGACGGAAGAGGAAGTTTCTTCCTCCGTTGTCGTCTGCTAGACGAGCATCTGGGAAATAGGCAATACCGCCTGCCCCTCCAGCCTTTGCCGTAGTGACACCATCTGGGTCAGTGAAGTCGAAGGGGGCTTCGGTAGCATTTGCCACAACCTGTGACCCATAGGGATAATCTTTTGGGCCATTGATATCATTAATATCAATATTTTTGGTCATGGGCGCGGCAGCAGGGATGTTCCCGCCACCAAGAACGGTTCCGCCATCGTTAACTTCTGCTGTTACTGAACTGTGTGCATTTGTGGTAGCCATGATAGACTTCCTCCTCTTTCTGTAAATGGAATGAAAGAACCAAGTTCCGGCTCCACAAAAAGTCCTATAATCCTACAACTATTATACACTTATCTTAATCGTTTTGACAACTGGTTTGCGGATTTTTTGATTTTTCTTCTAATGGTTTCCCGGTTGTAGCCACGTTTTTCTGCTATCTCCTTAATAGTAAGGTTGTTCATACGATCTACAAGCAGGTCTTTATCAGAACACTTATCAAGTTCGTCATTTAATTCGACGTGAAAAAAGTGATCTCTTTTATCAGCGAGGTTCGCATGTAATGGTTGGTGTCTGCGTTTATTAAACTTAACCTCCCTTATACATTCAATCCTTACCCCGCTGTATAGATATGTAGTAAATTTAGCAGCCTTGTCAGGATCATGATTAAGGAAAGCTTTCCATAAAGCGTTTAACTTGCAGGTGTGGATTTCATCTTCACTTAGCTGTCCACGAAATGATCCAGAAGCCTTGTGCATGATTTTCTGTATTTCATCGTCCTGCAAAGCTTCTTCCATCTTAGTATCCATGGTATCTCCTATTCCAAAATTTGGTTTTCTAAATCTTTCCGAACATTTTTAAACTTGAACATCTTGCCGATCCCTATGAAGAAGCGGTATCTGCTGCATATCTTAAGTATCTCTACTCCTTCTATCTCTTCTAAGATAGCAAAAGTTGTGGGTGTTATGTCGAAATTTGTGTGACCAAGCCAGCAATCAAAATTAGTGGCCAAAGCTGCGTCATGAGCCAAGTCATTTGACACTGTGATTATGGGAATCATGCTGGCCTGACCGTCCTCTGCTTCTGATATCTCTGCATCAACTTCGGACTCTTCGTTGTTTTCTTCTACATGCTGCATTGCTTGTTCCATCATCAGTCTTACTATAGGAGAAGCTAGTTGATTTTCTAAAACATCTTCGTATTTTTGCCAGCCTATTTTCTTTTCGAGTTGTCGTTTCATTGTGCCGTCTCCCTATATTATAACACATCGGAAGGTCTTAAGCAAGGTTTCTCCTTTGAATTTTTCACATAATCAAGGGTAATTCTGGTGGCTAATTTCAAAAATAAGTCTTCCCTTCCAGCTTTAACAAATCCATCCTTCACCATTTCTAGAGTTTCCACATATGTTCCTTCTCTTCCCACCACCTCAAGGAGAGAATAAAAATTGTCCATTACTCTCTCGTGATACTCGCTAATTTCTATATCAACACAGGTCTCTCCATCTTTTTTGACATAATATACTATACAAGCATCTATGGATTCATCTTCATGCCATTTACTAATAGCGTCAGGATTTTCTTCTACTACCACGGCAACGGGGACGGGGGGTGGCTCTTTACGTTTAAAAAAACTAAACATGCTGAAGAATCTCCATGATTTTAGAAGCAGAGTTATCCCAACTATACTGCGTGGACGTTTCTATTCCGGCATTGTTAGTGGACTTAGGTGTGGTGTGAGCTTCTTGCATACACTTGGAAATTGCATGTATTTCTTGTTCCTCAATTTTGAGCCACTTGCCATGTTGTCCGTGAAACCATTTGCCGTCATAAGCAGCTTCTTTTTCCCAAGAGTCAGTGTTTATTAGACGGCAATTGTCAGGGTTGCAAAATTCAGTATGAGCAGAGTAGTTTGTGGCTATCACTTGTTTACCACACGCCATCATCTCAAGTAATTCTAAATTCCACCCTTCTGCCCTAGAGGGAAAGATTCCACAATCAGTTTGGGCCATAACATTATACACTTCTTCTTGTGTTTGCACCCTCTCTACTATGTGAATTTTTTCTCCTAGCTTTGACCCTTTGTACAAGCTAATCCATTCCGATTGTTCTTCTTTACTGAAGAATGGGTTGTCACACATCATCCATAGTTCAACGTCGTCTTTTTCTGAAAACGCTTGGTTGAAAGCCGTTGACAATATATCGTGACCCTTTCTTACTTCCCACTTACCGCAGTTGAAGAATATTGTCTTGTCTATACGCTGAGTTGGAGGGGTTGGACGGAAAATATTAGTATCTACACCTAGGGGTACTACATGTACGTTAGATTCATCAACGTCTATGCCGTTTAAAATAATTTCCTTTGCCCACTGGGAACAAACTAGTATTTTATCTAAACTTGACAGGTGGTGTTTTTCAAGCGGGTTAAATTCATCTAATTCAAATATCGGGAACCCTATGCGTAAACCTTTACCAAAAAATTGAGCCATGTCGAATTGATGCCATATTTTAATACATGGAGCAGAAAAGTCGGGCATTTTTGATAGACTTATTGCTTGGGAGACTGCTTCCGCATCCTCTTGCGTGGAAACTTGTGGTTGTCCTATGGGGCACAAAGCAACATCAGTTATTTTGCTGAGAGATTTAATTATATTAATACCAGTCAGGCCGTAGCCAAACTGATTAATTGGAGCCATAATATTTATCATTGCACCGCCCTTCCTTTTAGTTGTTCCCAGTCTTTCTCTGGTCTGACATCTAAATTGGTTATCCAAGCACCTTCTAGAGTATTGAGTTCCAGACCCATCTCATTAGCAAAATATATAATACCGTTCAGGTCTTTGGGAAAACAACTGCCACCAAATCCAAACTTGCCGTCAGGACCGGGTACGGCCCAGTGGGTCTTCCCAAGACGTTCATCGTGGGTGGCATACTCCACAACCTTGTCATAGTCTATGCCAGACTTTTCACACAGGCAGAAAAACTCATTAGCCAGAGACACTTTAGCGGCTAAGAAACAGTTTGTAATATACTTTACAAACTCTGCCGTCTTTGAGTCTGTCTGGATAATGTCTGCACTAGGAAAGACTTTGAGATAAAACTGTTTCATTACCCTTGTGCAAGCGGAGTCGCCCCCCAGCACTATCCTGTTGGTGTTTTTGAAGTCTTCTGTGGCATTTCTTTCCAGTAGGAATTCAGGGTTAAACACAACGAACTGATTGTTCTCTAGAGCAATTCTAGAACATGTTCCCGGTGGAACAGTAGATTTGACCACAACAATTGAGTTGGGATCTACTTCCTTGCACACAGATTCAACTATTGACGTATCGCATTCACCACTTGGTTTCATTGGTGTCGGCACGCACACAAAAGTAACATCGCAGCCGTGAGAGGCCGCTTTAGTGTTGATGTGGGTACTTTTGCTGGCGACCATGTCGTAGGTGTTGATTGAATAGTGCTTAGAAAATGCCTCTTTCAATGCTGTCCCAACAAAGCCCTGACCTATGATGGAAATTTTATTTATCACGATCCAAACTCCTTCTTTATGTCCTTCACAGCTTTGAGCAAAACATTCATAGCTCCAGTATTAGTAGAGCCGTGGCAACCAAACGATTTGTACGTAGACAAATCTGTCGGATCATATCTGTTTTCATCAACCGGATGTTCAACGGAAAATCTAGCAGCAATTGATGGGTCTGCAAATTTTATGCCTTTGCTAAGCATGTGCTTGTAATTATGGACACACAAGAACCAATCCTCTGGAACAGGACTCTCGCCTTTAGGTAACTGTGGGTCTAGATAGCTTGCCAACGGATTGTATTTACTCTCCAAAGGAACAGATGCTTCTAAAAACTTTTTGCTTCTAAGGGAGAATCCACCGTTTCCTACTCTGTTTACCCAAGGCTTATTACCGAGATGCTCATTTGGGCCTACCGGACTCCACGGAGCACCTATGTAGTCGTAATCTAGAAAAGCGTCTTCCCACAAGTCTGGATGAATAACAAACCCGTCTCCCTGAACAATAAGGCAAAAATCAGTGTTAATGTGGTGTGTAAGCTCACCTATACAAAACCGGCTATACCCTTCAAGGGTTAGGTTTATGGGTTTTATGTCTGTGTCACTTAAGAATTTATAGGCAAGTTCTGTATTGCTGCAAAACATTTTCTTGCTGCCATATTTAATATGAGACGAAGATTGTTCCATGGACGCTATGGAGCATGGAATCGCCGCGTCCACCCCTGCTATGACCACCAAAGTTACGTCGTTAAGAGTTTTCATCGGTTAAAAAGCCCTCTCTTTGCAGAACTTGTGAGAGGAGAAAGACACAATCATTGACGGGTTTAGGATAATGGAACAACCAACCTTATTCATTGCTCTATGTAGAGAGGGGTGATCACAGTTGACTGTGAAGCCTTCTGCTTCTGGCTTCGTCGCTGAATATCTAAAGTTCATAAAGGGATGGGTTTTGTATATAGCAAGACCATTAAAATTAGATTCCACAACAATCGGAGGCTGTCCCCTTCGGATTCTCATGAAATTGTTGTTACTAAGGCTCTCAGTAGGTATAAGGGGATGATCGTAAAATCTAAACGCCCATATGTCGAAAAAAAGTAGATCGTTGAGGCGATGCCACATTGCGCGGTCTTCAATCGGGTATATATTATTAGGCTCAGTTAAGACTCCGTTTGATGTTACGGCATCAATTGATTTGTATACCTTGAACTCGTCTGTATCGTAATCAAAGGCGGGTTGATCAAGAGATAGATAGCTGAGCGAGTGAAGGACACCATCGTATGACCACCCTCCTATGATGTCTAAGTCTAAAACTATAACATACTTGAAATCGTCTAGGTCTTCCATGGACGATATGTGATCCATGTATTCATTTCTACAATCGGCTAATTCTGTCGCTCTGGATAGACCTAGGCAGTGATCATCTTTCTCTTTCCAGTTTGAAGTTTCTCTGCTTTCTGAAATCAGGGTGAATTTGCTGTCTAGGTTGCTGAACTTCTCAATTTTTTCTACTGTGTCATCCTTCGAGTCGTTTTCATAGAGTACTATCCTGTAATCTTTAAAGAGTTTTGCGGTCTTGTAAATTCTGGAAATGGTAGTATTTATAACAGAGCCTACGTCTCTACCCATGCCGCAAAATATAACCGATGTGTTCTTGGCTTCTTTCTTTCCTAGTTCTATCCTTGAATAATAATCCTCGGAATCTTGTACAGGAGGGAAGAAATCCTCTGGAAATCTAGTATCTATCATTTATCTTCTCCGTATCCTAAGCAACATCCGATGTAATTCTTGTATACTAGGTCTGCCAAGGCAACGTCTTCGATTGCTAGTCCTGTTGAATCAAAGAAGGAAACGCCTTTATTTTCAGCTTCAAGCCTAGCTTTTGTCGCACCATTAACGCCTCTGTCTGATTTAACTTTAATTACGTGGAACAGGTCTACTGCTGGACCTTTATTCTTACTGTGTTGTGATTCACCAGAATGGAAAGCTTGGATTTTATCATCTACAACAAATCTACTGCATGAATTTATGATATCGTCTTCAAACTCTTGCTTGCCCTCCGCATCAGCACCTATTCCATTGACATGAATCCCCGGCTCCAGCCAATCGGCCATAATGAAAGGCTCCCTTGAGGGAGTAAGGGTTGTGAGAATGTCTGTACCTCTCACGCAATCTTCTAGGTTTTCGTAAATTACAACTTTGCATCTGCGATCAAAATGTTTAGCTATGTCCTCACATCTCGACCTATCTAAGTCGAATAACCGTAGTGTTTTGATGTCTCTTACGCTTAAAACCGCCTCAATTTGAAAACTTGTTTGAAATCCACAACCAATAAACGCCGCAACACTGGAGCTTGGTCTGGATAGATATTTTGTGGCTAGTCCAGTCACGGCGGCTGTTCTATATGAGGTAATAAGCATCCCATCCATCATTGCAATTGGACGACCATTTTTGATGTCGTTTAACATAATAGTTGCAGAAACACTGGAACCGTAACCGTTTGAGTAGTTGTCTGGGTAAATCGAGGCCCACTTGATGCCCACGGCCTCATCAAACCTCGCTGGCATAGCCCTATAGTCATTTGGAGGCATCTCTAGGTAGATCTTGGGAGGCATATCGCCAAGGTCTGGATTGGCAAACACATGCTCCATCAGGTCGATAACTTTGGACATGTCTAGGTAGGATTCTATTGCTTCGTCGGGAACATGGATGAGTGTCGTCATGGTTATGTCTCTTTATAAGATGAAGGAAAATTCATGTGGTGAATATAATGTTATTAGGCTTGGGTTTAAGAATATCTTTTTACCAAGCTTCCTCATCTCCTGATGGTAGCAAGACCATTCGTTCAGGACGGTTCCATCTGCCAGTTCCTTTGCGTCAAACCGAGATTTAATCATATCTTCAAACTTGTAGATTCCTAGACCGTTAAAATTTGAAAATACCTGAAAGGGGGACTCGCCTCTCTCAAACCTATATTCATTAACAGATTCAGAATCCAAAACGGATTCGTCCCCATATCCTTTGTATGCCCAAGTGTCGTAAAAAAGTCTCTCGCACTCAGACTCAGATTCCCCGGTGGTCTTGTTTGTAACCGTGTTTTCTACAAACTCTATACCATTAGCTGTCATGGCAGACCAACCGTTTAAGTCGTAAGCAAAGCTATTGAGAATTCCGTCATACGACCACCCTCCTTCAAGATCTAAGTCTATAACAATAACGTAGTCAATCGGAAATATACCATTAATTTCCTGAAGTTCATCTTGGCAGCGGTTTCTAAGGGCAGCTAAATACTTGGGGCGTGCTAACAGTCTTGGGCCTCGACTGTCAAACATTTTGTGTCCCGTGTTTTCTTGAATCAATATGATATCTCTATCTGCTCTAGCATATTCTTGCAATCTTTCCGAAGTTCCATCGTCGGAGTCGTTTTCATATATTAAATACTTGCAGTCTGCAAAAAATTCGGAGGTAACGCGCAGACGAGCCATACTATGATCGAGGACGTTTGATATATTTCTACACAGGCCAGTAATTACCACGTTAATGTCTGAAGCTATTTCTAGACCAGATTTTAAGCTACAAATGTATTCCTCTGAATTCTCTGCCGAGAACAGAGACTCAGGGAAGCGTGATGTTATGTACTCCAGATTCATCTGCTTTTTTCTCCTCCCCACTCTCCACTGGTATCATACGGACAAGGGCAGTTTTTGCACATGTCGTGGACTTCGCCCCTAATTATATGCTTCCTGATGTCTTGCATAGTCTCGCCATTCCAAACCTCTTCAAAGCTATTCAAGTTTAGATTCCCTACCCCACTACCATCGCTGCTGTAGATCCAGCAGCAGGGTTGCACTACGCCATTTGCTAATACTTGGACATTATCCCAAGGATATCTGCATTCATTATATGGTTTTTTCACTGCTTAATCCTCCTCTAGGGTGTCGTTAATAATCAATTCCCAGCCGCGTATTTCGGCATACAATCTAGCTTCATTCAGCCTTCTTTTATAAAGCTCTTTGTGGTTCCAAACACCCTGTTCTTCGTAGTTAAATTCCCAGCCATTATTGATTTGATTGTACCGACTGTTTGATGACACGCCCCAATTGTTTAAAGGCCACACCTGTACGGCGTTGCAGCCTAAATCTCCAATTATCAAATCCATGAAGTCGATGATAGTATCAATATTGCATCTCATCAGTGTCATATTTCCGTAGACCTTTAGGTGGGTGTTACCCGCTTGGTTTCTTGCTGATATTATTTTCTTCATGTTTGATAAGACAATAGATAGATCAAAGCCTCGTATTTTGAAATATAGATCGGGGTCTGGCCCGTCTAGGGAGACATTCAGAAGGTTAAAGTTAGAAGACACAAGAGCGTTTAGCATTTTATCTGTCAGGACTGTCAGGTTAGTGTTGCATTGTGCGTGGCACTCTTTTGGTATGTGTGGAAGTATGTTCCAGAAAGATTTACTTAAAAATGGCTCTCCTATACCGTGTAAAGACACACACTCGGTGGAGGGAGTCATATATGGTATCATTTTTTCTGCTATGCTCTCTGGAAGATGGTTAGGTCTAGGTACGTCTCCTTCAATTGACTGAGGACACATAACGCACCTAAGATTGCATATTGAAGATGTCTCTATTTCCATGACTTTCGGGGGAGAGGCTACTATTTCCATGTGAATTCAAAGTCTCCTTCCGGTATTTCGTAATCTCCTGCCCAAAAATCTCCATCTTTAAAGGATGTGCTGCGTTTTGTACCGGCTCTAGTGTCGTCTGTCTTGATAATTTCAACGCCATCGGCCAGCTTTAATTTATACTCACTGAGGAGGTCTAGGAGGTCTTGTTCACTCTTGCATCCGTATGCTTTCATAACTTTCGGGTTGTCTCTAATTACTTTAAGTATTTCGTCGTCGCAACTAGCGTTAGTGTATTCACCCCTCATGTAGCCAACACTTTTGACTCTTGAAAGCGTGGGGAAAGCTTCACACCTGTCTCCCCTTATTTCGTGATTGAGTACCTGATCGTGGCCGTCCCACTCGTCCTTGAAAGAGTTCCATCTGTCTTCCCAAGTGGCCCACCCCCAAGGAGTATACCACGGGGTCTTGCTAATCTGTAGTTTCATATTGTCAGGAAGAATTCCGTCAGGAAATTCCCATTCGGGGAGCTTGCGTGGCCCAAAGGCGCACACAGTAAAAATAGTTTCATCGTCTTTTAAGTTGTAGCAGGACTCAAACATAGACAGGCTATCTTTTGATAGCAAAATATCATCTTCTACGTGTATGACATAATCCGACTCACCGAAGCCCAGCGATAGGGCTTTCTTTTTATTAGACCAAAGCCCCAAAAGTCTATCATTCACCACAAGCTCCGTGTTTAAGGGGTGCGACTCAATTAGGTCTGGTATGATGCTGTTTACTGGCTCAACGCAGCAAATTACCTTGTAATCTTCTACACCATCACATTTAGCTAGGTGGTCTAACATCAGCTTGGTGCAGGTCGGCCTGTTGTAATGTGTGCTTGTTATGATCTTCATGGTAAAAATTTATCTATCTGATGGAGATGGGTTAGGCCCAAGCC